ATGGCCAAAGTAGTAAAATGTCCAGTGTGCACAAAAAGATTAATGGACATGCTTTCAGCAAAGGAAGCTGAATTGCAAATAAAATGTCCAAAGTGCAAAAAGGTGATTAATGTATCATTTTTAAATAATCAGGCTCATGGAGAAGCAGTGTAATCATCTACTCAATATCTACGAAATTGTTACTATTTGACAAATGTTTATTATTCTTACTGTACAGAACATATGTTCCTGTGTAAAATATAATTAAGGAATACTTTTCATTAAAATGGCTTCAGCATAGTTGGGAGGAAAACAAATGATTAAGGAAGCTAACATTACGCGAGTAAAATGTCCTGCCTGTGGTTACAGGCTGTTTGATAAGGGGGATCAAGCATGTGGTCCCGTACAAATGAAGTGTGGAAGATGTAAGCAGGTTTGGGAAGTTGAACTTGCGACAGATAAATTCAAACAGGTAAGCGGAAAAACTAAAGCGAGACGAAAAGGAGATAGTGCCTCACCATGAGTTGCAAATCTAATCTACCTTAGGGTCCGGATAAATCAGTAGATGCATAACTGATATATCTGGGCCTTTTTTATTTATATAAAAAGTTCATATCACGATGATACCGAGCGAGGAATCGACTGCATTACCCAGGCCGGATGATCGATATTTTGAGAAAAAATGATCATCTAGCGAGTGAATGCACATTGAATCAAAAATAATCGGTACCGAGCAATGGAGTCGTGGTGTCAACTACCTATAAGCCGGACATGGATCGCCCTGCAAATAATGCAGTTGGGCGTTCTGTGTCCGGCTTATTTTTTTGTCTCTTTTTCCCTACGGCTCCTTGCCGGGCCATAGGAGGAAAAGAGAATGAGTGAGTTTTTTATCAAAATCGGCAAGGAGCGGGTCTGTGTTAGCGAGGAGATTTACAAAGAGTATTACAAAATGAAAAGAAGAGAGCGGTACCTAGAAGAGGATATTAAAGTTGGACGAATTGCTGTTGACCCTGAAGCAGAAACGGTTGATTTTATCCCAAGCAAAGAAGATTCAATCAATCGTTTGATTGAACTAGGCGCTGATTTTGAAGATGACCAAATAATAGAAGATATTCTCTGTGATAAAGCAACAATGTTGATTTTGCAAGAAGCAATGACTGAACTGAATGAAAAGGAACAAGAGCTCATACAGGCTCTTTACTATAAAGATTTAACAGTAAGAGAGGTAGCAAAGGAAGAAAACATCTCTCATGTAGCTGTGGTTAAGCGGCATAAAAAGGTATTGGACAAGCTTAAAAAATATTTTTTTAATTTTGGTTACCAAACCATTCTTCCCGTTGGCTAATAAGTGAAGGGCCATATTTAAAACGAAGAGGTGACCGATGATGACAACTCAAGTAAAGCAAAAAACTGTCAATAAAGATATGCAGGAAGAGATGGTTGGTGTCCTTACGGCTATCAGCATTGTATCGAAAAGACTAGCCAATCGACTGAGCCAGCTTGATGAACAAAATGAAAAGAAAGGAGAAAAGGCAAATGAGCAAAACAAAACTCGCTCTTGATGTAGTGACCGACTTACGAAATCTGGCAGGTAGTATTGAAACATTGGTATTTGCATTAGAAAGCAATCAAACGGATTCCGCAGCCCCTGTTGAGAAAAAGGAAGCGAAGGAAAACAAGGAACCGAAGAAATCAGCACAGCCTCAAAAAGCTCAGCTTCCAACATTGGAAGATGTCAGGGCAAAACTTGCAGCACTTTCTCAGGCCGGAAAACAGGTACAGGTGAAAGAGCTGATTACGGGGTTTGGAGCCAAGAAACTAAGTGATATTCCAGCAGATAAGTATCCTGAACTATTAGAAGAAGCGGAAAAGCTTTAAAAGGAGGTTCCTACTATTCTATGAACCATTCAGAAAGAGCTCATGCGAGTTTAAGTGCTTCTGGTGCGAGTCGCTGGTTAGCTTGTCCACCAAGTGTTCGGTTGTCAGAGCAGTACGAAGAAACAACAAGCGTTTTTGCCAAAGAAGGTACATTCATGCATGAGCTGTCAGAACTCTATTTGTCTCATGAACTAAAACACATAACAAAAGCTCAGTTGAACAAAAAGCTGAAGCAGATGAAACAAAATGAATTTTATAACACAGAAATCGAACGAGCTGTAAAAACCTATGTAGATGTTGTAACTGAAAAGATGAACGAGGCTAGGGCATCTAGCAAGGATCCGCTCATCCTTATTGAGGAAAGGGTAGATTTTAGTCCCTATGTTCCAGATGGATTCGGAACCGGGGACGTAATACTGATTTATGGTGATAGATTAGAAGTTATTGATCTTAAGGGTGGGAAAGGTGTCAAGGTTTCAGCAGTTGAAAACCCACAAATGCAACTGTACGCCTTGGGTGCATTAAACAACTTTGGTGTACTCTATGATACTCAGAAAATACTGATGACCATTGTGCAGCCAAGGTTAGATAATATCTCCACTGATGAAATGCAGGTCGAAGAACTATTGGAATGGGCAGAGAATGAGGTCAAGCCCAAAGCGGAGTTAGCATTTAAGGGTGAAGGTGACTTCATGGCTGGCGAGCATTGCCGCTTTTGTAAGGTGAAAGCGACTTGTAGAGCGAGAGCAGAAGAAAATCTGAAACTTGCTTGTATGGATTTTCAGAAACCTCCGTTACTGACAGATGATGAAGTAGTAGAAGTGTTAACTTCCATTGATCAGCTACTGAACTGGGCAAAAGATGTACAAGAATATGCATTTGCTATGGCGATGAATGAAAACAAGCAATGGCCAGGGATGAAACTGGTCGAGGGCAGAGGCAGCCGTAAATATAGTGATGAAAATGCAGTAGTTGAGGCACTTACTGCTGCAGGATATGACAGAGATGTGATTTATAAGAAATCACTGAATACGATTACGACACTTGAAAAGGAACTTGGTAAAAAGGCGTTTCAAGAGTTGCTTGGTTCTCTTATTACAAAAGCGCCAGGCAAGATAAAGCTCGTGCCAGAAGAGGACAAGCGACCAGAAATAAAAGCTTCACCTGAAGCAGATTTTCAATAATGAGGAGGAACTAAATAATGATAAAGATCACAATTGGAACAAAGGAAAACCCAGTACGGTTCAGTTATGCAAATGTACATCAAGCAGTCAGCGTTAATGGAAGTGACTTGAAGTATTCCTTAAGTATCATTATCCCGAAATCGGACAAGAAAACCATCAAGAAAGTAAAAGATGCAATTCAAAAAGCTACTCAAGAAAACAAGGACAAATTCGGTGGTAAGGTACCATCCAATTTGAAAACACCATTACGTGACGGTGATGTCGATCGTGAAGATGATGAGGCTTATGCAGGATGCTACTTCATTAATGCTAACAGCAAAATCAAGCCAGGAATTGTGGATGCGGATTTAAATCAAATTATGGAACAAAGTGATTTTTATTCAGGTTGTTATGGAAGAGTCAGCTTAACCTTTTATGGATTTAATGTAAATGGAAATCGTGGAATTGCCGCTGGACTTCAAAACATTATGAAGACGGATGATGGAGAACCACTTGGTGGCCGTAGCAGTGCCGAAGCTGATTTTGGCGACGACAGTGACGATGATGAAGACGACATCTTAGGGTAATGTCTATGAAGCTATTATCCATTGATATAGAAACTTACAGTAAGGTAGACCTCATTAAATCTGGGGTCTATGCCTACTGTGAATCAGATGATTTTGAAATTCTACTCTTTGCTTATGCCGTGGATGATGAAGAGGTGCAGATCGTTGATTTAGCTTCTGGCGAAGAGATACCTGATGACATTTTAAAAGCAATTATGGATCCAGCTGTGATAAAGACAGCTTACAATGCCAACTTTGAAAGAACATGTTTAGCTAAGTATTTTCATCAATCGATGCCGCCAGAACAATGGCGGTGCTCATCAGTTCACGCTCTAATGCTTGGCTTACCTGGCTACCTCGATGGAGTAGCCAAATGCCTTAGGTTGAAGGATCAGAAAATGAAGGAAGGAAAAGCCTTAATTCGCTATTTTTCGGTTCCTTGTAAACCTACCAAAGTAAATGAGGGAAGGACTCGCAATCTACCAGAACATGACTTGGATAAGTGGGTTACTTTTAAGGATTACTGCAAACAGGACGTTCAAGTGGAAAGGCAAATCCGGAAGAAGCTAGAGGCTTTTCCAATTCCCAAAGTTGAACAAAAGCTTTGGGAGTTGGATCAGAAAATTAATGATGAAGGTGTTCTTATCGATAAAACCTTAGTTTTTAATTGCTATTCAGGCAGATAAAGCGTTTCAGGATGATCTCTTTGCAGAAGCTGTCCGTTTAACGGGGCTAGAGAACCCCAATAGTCCAGCACAGTTAAAAGGTTGGTTATTAAAGCAAGGGCTAGAAGTCGATAGCCTTGCAAAGAAAAATGTGGAAGCACTAATGGGTGAAGTGGAAAACCCCAGAGTGAAGCGGTTGTTGGAGCTAAGACAAGCAATGTCCAAAACATCGGTGAAAAAGTATGAAGCCATGGAGCGTTCCATCTGTCCTGACCAAAGGATTAGAGGGTTGCTCCAATTCTATGGGGCCAATCGGACAGGCCGCTGGGCTGGTAGACTTGTTCAAATTCATAACCTACCAAGGAACAGTCTAAAAGATTTGCAGATTGCAAGAGATCTATTGAAAACAGGTAACTATGATACCTTAGAACTTCTTTTTGAGAGTGTATCGGACGTATTATCGCAATTAATACGAACGGCATTTATTCCTTCACAAGACCAACGTTTTGTTGTTGCTGACTTTTCAGCTATTGAAGCAAGGGTGATTGCTTGGCTTGCGGGAGAACGTTGGCGAATGGATGTGTTTCAGTCTCATGGGAAAATTTACGAAGCCTCTGCTGCACAGATGTTTAAAGTACCAATAGAAACGATTGATAAAGGTAGCCCGCTTAGACAGAAAGGAAAGATTGCTGAATTAGCTCTTGGCTACGGTGGCTCTAAAGGGGCGTTGATGCAAATGGGTGCATTAGATATGGGCCTGACTGAAGACGAACTTCCGGACTTGGTTTCTGCTTGGCGAGAAGCTAATCCGAATATCGTGAAACTCTGGTGGGGAATCGAAGCGGCAGCTATCAAAGCAGTAAAAGAAAAAGCGGTGGTGAAAGTGCAGTATGGACTTACCTTTCATTACACCAAAGGCATTCTATTTATTACACTGCCATCAGGTCGTTCCCTTGCTTATGTTAGACCAAGAATCGGGATAGACGAGCGTTTTGGAAAAGAACAGCTCACGTATGAAGGAACAGAGCAAGGCTCCAAGCAGTGGGGCAGAATTCCTACTTACGGTGGCAAGCTTACGGAGAATATTATCCAGGCCGTTGCTAGAGATTGCTTAGCTGTTGCCATGCTTCGATTAGATAAAGCAGGATATCGAATTAACTTTCATGTCCACGATGAAGTCATTCTTGATGTTCCAGTCGGGACTGGATCAATGGAAGAAGTCGAAGAAGTTATGGGTCAACCGATTGAGTGGGCTCCAGGATTACCTCTTGGGGCAGATAGCTTTGAAACCTTCTATTACAAGAAAGATTAACAGTTGAACAGGAGCGATGGCGTTTGGCTGACAAAGATACAGTGAATATTTAATGGACTTAAAACGGTACAAAGATGTACTACCAAAACAAACAATGAAGACATTGAAAGGTCAGGCTCTTTCTGGTGATTTGGAAGGGGCCAAAAAAGGCCTAGTTACTGTGTTACGAAGGAGAGCTGGTAGATGTGAAAGAGCTCAGTGAAAAAAGAAGTCATAGTTTAAAACATGATGGAAACCTCACGATTGCAACCGGAAGAAATCGAAAAGAACTGAACTGGAAAAATCGAGAGATGCGTTGGGCTGAAGTCGTTCAGAAGTTAAGCAATACAGTTAAAACGCACGAAACATATGAGGAATACAAGAAGCTTTCTAAATCAAAGCAAGATGAGATTAAAGATGTTGGTGGGTTTGTCGGTGGAACCTTAAAGGGAGGCAGAAGAAAACATGACGGTGTGGTTTGGCGGCAGATTATTTCTCTTGATGCTGACTTTGTAAAAGGTGATTTATGGGCATCAGTTGAGACCATGTTTGGCTACGGATGTGCCATGTACTCTACTCATAAACACCATCCGAAGAATCCCAGGTTAAGACTTGTCATTCCATTATCCAGACCAGTTACCGCCGATGAATATGTACCGATCGCTAGAAGGATAGCTGCTGACCTAGGGATTGACTTTTTCGATGATACCACCTATCAAGTGCACCGATTGATGTACTGGCCATCGACATCTTCTGATGGAGATTTTGTCTTTAAAGTGTTAGACGAGTCTTGGATTGATCCAGATGCTGTGTTGGCAAGATATCCAGATTGGAGAGATTCATCTTATTGGCCGGAAAGTTCCAGAACGGTTCACGAAAGAAAAAAGCTAGCGGATAAGCAAGGAGACCCGAAAGGTAAAGAAGGGGTAGTCGGTGCCTTTTGCCGAACGTACTCGGTTGTAGATGTGATTGAGAAATACTTGAGTGATGTCTATATTTCTTGTGAGGATCCAAACCGTTACACATATTCAGCTGGTTCCACAGCAGGCGGGTTGGTGATTTACGAAGATGGCGACTTTGCCTACTCTCACCATTCAACTGACCCTATTGGTGGAAGGCTTTGTAATGCTTTTGATTTGGTTCGTATGCATTTATTTGGTGACCTGGATGAAACGATGAAAGAAGGAACGCCAGTCAATCGATTGCCTTCTTATAAAGCAATGGTGGAAGAAGCGTTAAAAGACCGTCATGTCAAACTAACACTCGGTAAGGAACAGTTGAACCTTGCAGCTGATGATTTTGAAGAAGAAGAGATGGAGTGGCTAGCAGAACTGACAAGAGATCAAAAAGGGAACATCGTCTCCAGTGCACCGAATGTCATCCTTATCCTTGAACATGATCCAGAATTAAAGAATCGAATTGCATTGAACGATTTTGTCCATCGGGTGGTCATTAAAGGTGATTTACCTTGGCGGAGTGTTGACCGGGGTGAATATTGGTCAGATACGGATGATGCTAGTTTAAGAAATTATCTTTACTCGGTTTATGGCATAAAGGGAGCGGGTGTTATTGCGGATGCCTGGAGTGAAGTAGCAGTGAAATACGCCTTTCATCCAATTAAAAACTATCTAAACAGTCTCGTTTGGGACGGTCAAGAGCGGATTGAAACCATACTGGTTGATTACCTTGGTGCCGAAGATAATGAGTGCGTCCGAACATTTACTCGAAAAATTCTACTTGCAGCGGTTGCAAGGATTTATCGTCCAGGTACGAAGTTTGATTACTGTGTGGTCCTTGTTGGCCCTCAAGGTGTTGGGAAGAGTTACATTATTAAGCTGATAGGCAAGGAATGGCACTCGGATTCCTTAATAACTGTGAAGGGCAAAGAAGCTTATGAACAGCTTCAAGGAGCTTGGATTCTGGAGATGGCGGAGCTGACTGCAACAAAGAAAGTAGATACGGAAGCAGTAAAGCACTTTATTTCTAAGTCCGAGGATACTTTTCGCGTTGCTTATGGCAGACATAATGAAACATTTAAGCGGCAGTGTGTATTCTTCGGGACGACCAATGATTATGATTTTTTGAATGATCCAACAGGGAACCGTCGCTTTTTACCGATTACAGTAAACGGTGGCGGCACGAAAAACATGTGGGATGATTTAACGGAAGAGGAAGTTGATCAGATTTGGGCGGAGGCGAAGGAGCTGTATGAAAAGGGAGAGACCTTGGCTTTAAGCAAAGATATCGAAGAAAAGGCCTATGAACTTCAGGCGGCTCATACCCAAGAAAATCCGATTGCAGAAAGTATAAGAACGTATCTAGAAACAATGGTGCCAACGAACTGGTACGAACTTGATATTGGTGCGAGAAGAGCCTATTTGCATATGGACCAGCAAGAAGAATCAAATAAAAAGGTGAAGCTGAATAAGGTGTGCGCTCAGATGGTCTGGGAAGAACTCTTTCAAAAAGATGTATCCATCATGACAAGATATGATGCGAAAGAAATCAATATGATTATTCAGCATACACCAGGCTGGAAAAGAGTGAGCTCGATTCGTTTTGACAATAGTTATGGGACACAAAGGGGGTTTCGAAGAGAAGAATTGTAAACACGTAAACTTTGAAATCATTTTATTGTTTACAGCAAACTCCTTATATTCTTTATCTATATACTTTGTAAACATGATAAACAACTATATCTATATAAGAAGAAATAGAGAATAACATATATACCTTATACACCCTAATAGCCATAAATGTATAGACTAACTGTTTTTATGTTTACTTGTTTACGAGAAGGTTGAAAGTCTTATGAATACTGCGTTTTGACTGTAAACATTTATTTCAGGGGTGACAGATAGATGAATGAAGTGAGTATTGAAAAAGGTTAAAAAGAAAGTAAGCGAAAATGGCGGGTTGGCTCTGAAACTTGTGTCGCCCGGTTTTGCAGGTGTGCCCGATCGGTTGGTGCTCTTTCGTGGTCCGAAGATTGCTTTTGTGGAATTAAAGGCACCGGATAAAAAGCTAAGGGTATTGCAACAGAAAAGGAAAAAGCAGCTCGAGGCATTAGGTTTTAATGTTTATAAAATTGATAGTTACGAGGCAGTCGATCGATTGCTAGAGGAGATGGTTCTTTGATTTATAAACCTTATCATTATCAGGCTTATGCTAGCCAATGGATTATTGATAGAAAGAAATCCGCACTATTTCTTGAGATGGGAATGGGAAAGTCGGTAGCAACGCTAACAGCCATTTTGGAACTTTTATATGATTATTTCGATGTGGCAAAAGTTCTGGTTATAGCTCCGCTTCGAGTAGCAAGTACCACTTGGGAGGAAGAAGTGGAAAAGTGGGACCATTTGAAAGAACTTCGAATTTCCAAAGTGCTCGGCAGTGAAAAGCAAAGAATTGCTGCTTTATATAAAAAAGCTGACGTCTATATTGTCAATAGAGAAAATGTTACTTGGCTAGTGAATTGGTTTGATCACGATTGGCCCTTTGACATGGTGGTCATTGATGAGTTATCAAGCTTTAAATCATCAAAGGCTCAGCGTTTTAAGTCTTTAAAAAAGGTGAGGCCGTTTATTAAACGATTGGTTGGATTAACAGGAACTCCTGCACCAAACGGGTTAATTGATTTGTGGCCGCAGATATATTTACTAGACGGTGGAGAACGATTGGGTAAAACAGTCACTGGTTATCGAGAGAGATACTTTCTTCCGGATAAGCGAAATCAAATGATCATCTACACTTGGAAGCTAAAAGAAGGTGCAGAAGACACCATTTATGAAAAGCTATCTGATATCTGCGTGAGTATGAAGGCCAAAGATTACCTCGAGTTACCTGAAAGAATCGACAATGTGATACCTGTTGAATTGCCGAAAAAGGCGAAAGAGCAGTATGACCAATTAGAAAAAGAATTAATTTTATCGATTGAAGAAACGGATGTGTTAGCTGGATCCGCAGCAGTACTGGCCAATAAATTATTACAGGTGGCTAATGGTGCTGTGTACGATGAAGACGGAGAAATGAAACACATACACGATGAAAAAATTAAAGCTTTGGATGAATTGATAGAAGCTGCAAGCGGGAAACCAATGCTAGTGTTTTATGGCTACCAACATGATAAGGACAGGCTTTTGGGTCACTTAAAGAAACTAAAGCCGAGGCTTCTTCAGTCAGACAAAGACATCAAGGATTGGAATCAAGGGAAGGTTCAGGTTCTCTTAGCTCATCCAGCATCTGCTGGTCATGGGCTGAACCTTCAAACAGGTGGAAACATTATCATATGGTTTGGGTTAACTTGGAGCCTCGAACTCTATCAACAAGCCAATGCAAGACTATGGCGGCAAGGTCAAAAACAAACGGTCGTCATTCATCACATCATTGCGAAAGACACCATTGATGAACGAGTGATGCAAGCATTAGAAGATAAAGACGTGAGCCAGGCTGCACTGATTGAGGCAGTCAAGGCAAGAATGAACAAATACAAGGAGGGAACAACAAATGGGAGTGAACCTGTATAACAGTGAAAGATACCTAGATCCAACCGCTTATGAAGCTCTAACTAATATCGAAAGAGAGAAAAAGCAATGGAGAAAAGTAGTTTTTATTTGCTCTCCTTATGCAGGTGATATAGAAGGTAATGTGATGCGGTCTAAACGATATGCACGATTTGCACTGACAGAAGGAGCTGTTCCAATCATCCCGCATTTAATGTACCCACTAGTTTTTACAAGATGATGATAAGGAAGATCGAAAGCTAGGAATTGAAATGGGACTAATTCTACTAACAAGGTGTGATGAAATGTGGGTGTTCGGATCTAAAGTTTCTCAAGGTATGGCAATTGAAATAAAGAAAGCGAAGCAACGAAACATAACCATTCGTCAGTTTACAACAGAGTGTAAATGGATTGGTGGTGCAAAGCGATGACCATGAATGCAAAGGAATATTTATCCCAGGCTATGTGGTTGGACAAGATGATTGACAACAAATTGGAACAACTAGATTCATTTAAAGGCTTTATCTTTAAAGGTCAATTCAACGTTGAGTGAAGTAAAAGTATCTGGTGGACACCATGAGAATAGCACAATGGAAAGTGCTGTTGTAAAAGTCATCGACTTAGGAAATGAAATCAATAATGATATTGATAGACTTGTAGATTTGAAAAAAGAGATTGCTGAAGTCATTCATCAGGTTAATAATATCAACTACCAACTGCTGCTGGAAATGAGATATATCAGTGGCAAGACATGGGATGACGTTGCAATTGCCCTTAACTATAACAGTAGGTCTGTGTTTAAGGTTCATGGGAGAGCGTTAAAAGAAATTGAAAAAATTAGAGAAGAGGGCAGTATTGGGCAGTGAAGGGCAGTCGGCATATCGGTTATACTATAAATTGTAAAGGTATAGACAAACTCAAGAATACCAGATGTTGTAGCATATGCCTAAGCTATATCGAATCGATCTTAGGAAACGCAGCATTCTTGAATAGACAAGTCCTTGGATATTATAAACCGAGGACTTTTTCTATGCCTTAAAAAAGAAATTAGGTGATGGTTCATGCCATGGAAACCAAAAACAATCTGTCGCTATCCCGATTGCCATGAACTTAGTGATGGCCGGTATTGCGATAAACATAAACAGCAAGTAACAAAAGAACAGAACAAGTCCAACTCAAAGATCTACACCTACCAATGGAGAAAAGCGAGTAAGACTTTCTTGAAGGACAACCCTCTGTGCGTTCACTGCGAAAGGGAAGGAAGACTTACTCCATCAATGGAAGTGGATCATATCATTCCTCATAACGGTAACATGAATCTTTTCTGGGACAAGAGGAACTGGCAAGCCCTTTGTAAGAAGTGTCACAGTACAAAGACAGCACTTGAAGATGGTGGATTTGGGAACACACCCAAGCGACCCTAGGGGGTTCACATCTTACACACCTTTTTCAATGCGCAACGCGCCAGGGTTTCGTGTGATAATTCGCGAAAATCGTAAGGGGGGTATCTGAGAGGATTTTGAAGCTGTGAGGCTGTTTTGGAAATCGACCTCAACCCTAATACTGATAGGGATTTAAGAGTAAGCTGGGATTTAAATATTTAAGAAATAAAGAATTGAAAATTAAGCGGAAAAATACTATTTTTGCGGTGTTTTAAGCTGTTTTAGGCTCGATGACTAGTTCTCGGGCTTTTTTATTGAAGAATACGAATTAGGAGTTGGAAAAATGAACGATGGAATGATAATACGCAAGGTAGCGGTCGCTGACATTAAACCAGCCAAGTACAATCCCCGTAAAGACTTGAAACCGGGAGACCCAGCCTATGAAAAACTAAAACGATCCATCACTGAGTTTGGCTACGTGGAGCCTGTCATTTGGAACGAAGAAACAGGAAACATCGTCGGCGGTCACCAACGATACAAAGTTCTTGTTGCTGAAGGAAATACAGAAGTGGAGTGTGTTGTTGTAAAGTTATCTCCTGAAAGAGAGAAGGCTTTGAATGTTGCACTTAATAAAGTAACGGGGGATTGGGAGTATGAAGCTTTAGCTGATCTAATAAAAGAACTCGATGAACAAGACTTTGATGTCACCCTAACCGGTTTTGATGCAGCGGAGATTGATGACTTGTTCAGTCAAGTTCATGACAAGGATGCAAAAGAAGACGACTACGATGTTAATAAAGCTTTAGAGGAAGCGGCCTTTGTTCAACCGGGGGATGTTTGGCTTTTAGGAAGACATCGATTAGTTTGTGGTGATGCCACGAACGAAGAAAATGTGGCCCAGCTAATGGATGGGAAGAAAGCGAACTTGCTTGTAACGGATCCACCGTACAACGTTGACTTTGAAAGTTCCAGCGGATTAAAGATTCAAAACGATAAACTAGAGAATGACACCTTTCTTCAGTTTCTACTTTCAGCTTTTAAAAACATGTCAGAGAATATGGCACCGGGAGCATCCGCTTATGTTTTTCACGCAGATACAGAGGGGCTGAATTTTAGAAAAGCCTTTATTGAAGCAGGGTTTCATTTGAGCGGTGTGTGTATTTGGAAGAAGAACTCTTTGGTGTTAGGAAGAAGTCCATACAATTGGATTCATGAACCAGTTCTTTTTGGTTGGAAAAAAGGTGGTAAGCACAGATGGTACACTGGCCGGTCGGAAACTACGGTATGGAATTATGATAAGCCGAAGAAAAACGGTGAACATCCGACCATGAAACCAATTCCACTGTTATGCTATCCAATTAAAAATTCATCTCAAGTCAATGGTATCGTTCTTGATACTTTTGGTGGGAGTGGTTCCACACTAATCGCTTGTGAACAAATCGATCGAATCTGTTACACGATGGAACTCGATCCTAAGTATGCGACAGTTATTGTTAAAAGATACATTGAGCAGGTAGGAAATGATGAAGATGTATTTTTGATAAGGGATGGCGTTAAGGTACCTTTTGCTGAAGTACCAAAACCAGAACCTGAAGAAGCTGAGGAATTATTGCAGTAAAGTATACATTCTAATAGAGTTGCTATACCACAAGGTGTATGGCAATATGCTACTACCTTGAATAGATTGGAGGCGTAGCAATGGATGGAAATCTAAAGCCAACCTGTCAGCTGACTGGAGAAGATGGGAATATCTTTTTTATCCTGGGACGGGTCAGCCGGACTTTAAAGGAAAACGGAAAGGCTGAACAAGCCAAAGAAGTAAGTGATCGAGTGATGGCATCACGCTCCTATGATGAAGCACTCCAAATTATCATGGAATACGTTGAGGTGGAGTGATTTTTAAAATGAAAGCAATCTTTGGAAGGAAAGTTAGTAATCTAGCTGAACTAAAAGAAATCACCGAGGGAGCTTTAAAGCAAGGGCAGCGAGGGCAAAGCTACTGTGTGACAAAAGAGGTACTACTAGAAGATAACGATTTTGATAGCTTTGCAAATGACTTCTTTAACGATCAGCCTTGGATCACGAAGGAAGATGGTGGGGTGAACCAAGAACGAGAGGTTCGCTGCATCAGAGTCATCAATCTAAGCACTGGGGAAAAGGTTCTTGTGAACACAGAAGGTTATACTTATCCAAGATATACAGCAATTGAAAATGACTAACGGGCAGGCCTTGACGAGGTCTGTTTCTTTGATTAGAAATAAGTACAATTTTTCCCTTAAAGACTTGCTATTACCTGTATATAGAGTGATATATGTACTACACCAAAACACAGGAGGTAATGAAAATGGAGCGAAAAGAAATGGTTAAAAGATTAGGAGAATTTTTAGGAGTAAAGCCAAAGTTTCTCAATGCACCCACATTTAACTACGAAATTGTAACTGAAGAGGAAACCTACACCATCGACAGATTCGGCAAGATCACCACTTCAGCTGGCGAAGAGCAGACTTTCGAAGAGATTATTAACCCGCCTGAACCGGAAGAAGAACTAGATAAGACGAACGATCAAGAACCTACAGCAGAAGGGTTAAACCTTGATGGGATGGAGCTAACACTTCCATTGGAAGGCCACACAGGAATTACACTAAGGAATCTAGTAAACATGCTTTTTAGTAAACAGCACCTGATTATGAAGGCTTTTGATTTAGAAGGACCACTCATGGATGGAACCTTTGCAGAAGATTTAAGTATGAAGGAAACGAGCACTTTCGAAGAGTTCAAGAAAGCACTGGATGAACTTGGGACCGAACAGCTCCCGGGTTTAACATTTGATTTTGAAAACGAAAGATTCACTATCAAACTAGCAACGCGTAGCTTAGACCCAGAGAAAATTGGAGCCTTTCAAGACCTTGCTGCACTGATCAATAAAAATGCCCAAAAGCAGAAACGGGCATCTTTCAAACAAGTTCAGGATGACAATCCAAAGTATGCCTTCAGAACCTGGCTCATTCGCCTTGGAATGAACGGTTGCGAATATAAAACAACAAGGAAGGTGCTCCTCGCCAACCTGGAAGGAAGCGGGGCCTTTAGAAAAGTGGGTGAAGCGAATGGATAAGTTTTTCACACAACCGAACTGTGACCGCTGTGGAGGAAGCCTAAAAGGTGGAAGGATTATGTCCATGTACAATACTGATTGCATTTGCCTGACTTGTAAGGACAAGGAGTCAAAGCGTGCCGACTATGGTGAGGCAGTAAAAGCAGACCATGAGGAAATCAGAAAGGGCAATTACAATTATAAAGGCATTAAGGGAGAGAATTAACTTGATAATCCCTGTGTTTAGAGTGATGTATAGACATACCAAAACACAGGGAGGTCTTTTAAATGCCGAAAGATCAGGTTCAAATATTACAAGGAAATGTTGATGCATTGAGAGGTATGGAACTGCTACTCGAACAAAAAAGAGATCTATTGGATGCAGGGTATTCACAAAGTCAATTGAGTTTATTGCCCGGAATGCTGGTTCTTAAACTTGAAGATGGAGAAGTACGTTGGATGGTTTTTAACAAGGAATACAGAATGGAAATATGGCAGGGCTAAAAGAGGAAATTGATTAAAAGGACACTGGCGTTACTTTGAGTCTATCAGGAGATGGGCTCTTTCTTATGCAGATTTTCAGAAGGAGGTGAAAGTTATGGCGGGTAGAGGAAGGCCGCCGAAGCCTACAGCAATCAAAGAGCTAGAAGGGAATCCGGGCAAACGACCTTTAAATAAAAACGAACCGAGACCAGTGAAAAGGGCACCGAAATGCCCGTCATGGCTGGAGCCTGATGCAAAGAAAGAATGGCGGAGACTTTCAAAAGAACTTGAATCGATGGGGTTATTAACACAGGTTGATATGGCAGCCTTTGCCGGTTACTGTCAAGCTTATGCAAGGTGGAAGGAAGCGGAGGAGTTCATATCAAAGCACGGTTCCATATTTAAAACGAGCTCTGGATATATTCAGCAGATCCCCCAAGTATCTATTGCCCAGCAAAACCTGAAACAGATGAGAAACTTTTGTTCGGAACTCGGACTTAGTCCATCAGCAAGAAGCAGGCTGAATATCAACAATTCAGGTAACACCATCGAAGGGGATGAAATGGAAGAGCTGCTTTTAAGTATTCCGAAAGCGGAAGATTTAATGGGACGTTCTGATTAAGTCTTAAAGGAAGGAGGAAGCGCTCATGCCATACAGTGAGGCCCATGCAAATCATGCGATTAATTTTATCCAGCAGCTTAGGCTGACAAAAGGAAAATGGGCAGGACAACCTTTTATTCTGTTGCCTTGGGAGATTGATTTAGTTAAGAAATTATTTGGCACACTTCGTGAGGATGGGACAAGGCAATATCGTACAGCTTATGTGGAGATTGGAAAGAAAAATGGGAAGTCGGAACTTGGTGCTGCGATTGCTCTTTATATGTTGTTGGCAGATGGAGAACCAAATGCAGAAGTATATGTAGCTGCCTGTGATCGTCAGCAAGCCAGCATCATTTTTAATACGAGTGCTAATTTTGTTGAAGGTAACAAGACGCTATCCAAAGTAACAAATACGGTCCGATCCACTAAACGGATTGTCTATCCTAAAACGGGAAGCTTTTATCAAGTTCTTAGTTCTGATGTAAAGTCAAAATCAGGGATTAATGCATCCTGTGTCATCCTAGATGAAATATGGACGTATCCGAATCCGGATTTAGCAAAAATGTTAACCACCGGTTCGGGTGATGCGAGGACCCAACCGTTGTTTTTGTATTTGACGACTGCCGGGAACAAACTCACCGGTTATGGTTGGGATATGCATTGCAAAGCAAAAGATATTCTAGAGGGAAAAAGGGTGGACCCTACATTCCTTTCCATTATTTATGGATTAGAAGATGAAGCAGATATTGAAGATGAAAACAATTGGTATAAGGCTAATCCTAGTCTTGGTCATACGATTCAAATAGATCGAGTACGAGAACATTATATGCAAGTAAAAGATGACCCCGCAGACTTAGCTTTGTTTAAACAGCTTCGACTGAATATGTGGTTAAAGCAAGAAATCAAATGGATGCCAATGGATAAATGGGATAACTGTAACTTTGCTGTTGATCCTGAAGAATTGAAAGGTAGAGTGTGTTTTGGTGGTTTGGATTTATCATCCACTAGTGACATCACAGCTTTTGTTTTAGTTTTTCCTCCTGAAGATGAAGACGATAAATATCAAATCCTACCTTTCTTTTGGCTACCAGAGGAAACCATCGTTCAAAGGGTGAAACGTGATGGTGCCCCTTATGATATTTGGAATCAACAAGGGTTGTTAAATCTTACTGAAGGAAATGTGGTTCATTATGGTTTTATTGAGAAGTTTATCGAAAAGCTAGGTGAGAAATACAACATTAGGGAAATTGTGTATGACCGTTGGGGAGCAACCCAAATGAGTCAGAACCTAGAAGGTATGGGCTTTACTGTTGTTCCGTTTGGTCAAGGGTTTAAGGATATGTCACCACCTACCAAAGAGTTAATGCGGCTCATCTTAAGTAAGCGGGTTGCTCATGGTGGACATCCGGTACTTCGCTGGATGGCAGATAACATAGTGGTTAAAACAGACCCTGCTGGCAATATCAAGGTTGATAAGGAGAAATCAACGGAGAAAATCGATGGTATTGTGGCTCTCATTATGGGACTTGCTAGGGCAATCGTGAATCCTACTGATGATGGAAGTTCGATTTATGATGAGAGGGATATGATTATTTTAGGGTAGGTTTTATGAGTAAACGTTTTGAAAGCAAGAAGAGACCAATAAAGGTCTCAACTTTAAATTATTTCAATTTCAGAATCTTCCATGTTGGCAATTAACTTTTCAGCAGCCAACATGACCCTTTGAAAATCATCAGTGCCTAATGGATATGAAGGACTACGTCTACCTGCGATTTCACCATTATATACCATTTGAATTTTTAGAACAGGGTTACGGGAGTCATTCCAAACTTCCTCACCGATAGAAACCTTATACTCTGTATTTGGTGGGTGAGGACTACTAGCGGGAACCTTAATAAACATTTTAGGGAAAAAAGTTTTAGCCATAATTTCACACTCTTTTCTAAAGGATTACCTTTAGTATACCTTTAGTTAAACTAAAGGTATATAGTTAGTGTGAAAAAATCAATTATTTTTTTTGAATAAGAAAAGAGGATCGGAAGAGAAGGGAGTGATGAAATCGGATGGGGAATTTTCTACAGAAGTTTTTTAAAGCAAGGGATAATCCAAAGGACAGTGTAAGCTCTGCACCCGCTTTTTACATGGGACAAAGTGTAGCAGGGAAGCTAGTCAATGAGCGCAGTTCCATGCAAACAACAGCAGTCTTTGCTTGCGTTCGGATCATTGCAGAGACGGTCGCTTCACTGCCTCTACACACATACAAAAATGTGGGGGATGGGAAAGAAAAGATGGTAGAGCACCCTTTATACAGGATTCTGCATGATGAGCCGAACCCAGAGATGACGTCCTTTACCATTCGAGAAACGATAATGGCTCACCTTCTCTTATGGGGAAATGCGTACTGCCAGATTATTCGTAATGGCCGGGGAGATGTTATATCACTTTACCCATTACTACCAGATAAAATGACGGTTGATCGGGATAACAAAGGGCAGCTTTACTACGTTTATAAAAAGGATGGGACGCCGTATTACCTTGGCCCTGATGAAGTATTGCATATTCCTGGTCTTGGTTTTGATGGAGTGATGGGTTACTCTCCTGTTGCTCTAGCAAAAAATGCAATTGGTCTTAATATTGCTGCAGAAGAATATGGTGGCCGATTTTTTGCCAATAACGCCACCCCGAGTGGCATCCTTTCAACAGCGGGTTCGATAAAGGATCCAACAAAAGTAAGAGATGCCTGGCAATCAGCCTATGGTGGAATTGGCAACAGCAACAAGGTCGCTGTGTTAGAAGATGGTCTCCAGTACCAACCAATCAGCATGCCTAACTCTGATGCTCAGTTTTTAGAGACTCGGAAGTTTCAGATTGAAGAGATTTGCCGAATCTTTCAAGTGCCGCCTCATATGGTAGCCGACTTGAGTAAATCAAGTTTCTCAAACATTGAAAACCAATCCATTAGTTTTGTCGTTCATACGATAAGACCTTGGCTAGTGAGAATTGAACAAGCAATGGATCGAAAGCTTTTTAAAGAAAGTGAAAAGGGTCAATGCTTTGTATCTTTCAATGCTTCTGCACTTATGCGTGGTGATTATAAGTCTCGGATGGATGGTTATGCGATTGGCATTCAAAACGGATTCTTTTCTGTAAATGATGTCCGACGTATGGAAAACTTAGATCCTATTTCTGCTGAAGAAGGTGGGGATCTTTATCTTACTAACGGCAACATGCTCCCACTTAAGATGGCCGGAGCTTATGCAAAGAAAGCATTGAAGGAGAGTGAGGCTGGTGAAGATGATGGCAAAACAACATAACAATAGGGAACCGCATCTCAATGAAGAGGTGCTTTTTTTATGCCAAAAAGGAGGTTGATGGAATGGATAAATTTTGGCGTTGGGTGACCAATGAAGCGGAAGAAAAAACAGTACGAACGCTTCATATGGAGGGATATATTGCTGAGTCCTCTTGGTTTGATGATGACATCACGCCTAAACAATTTAAAACAGAGCTCTATGGAGATGGGCAAACATCAGATGACATCGTTGTGAAACTTCATTCACCTGGAGGCGACTGCTTTGCGGCAGCACAAATTTATAACATGTTAAAGGAATACCCAGGACACATCAGTGTTCATGTAGATGGTCTAGCTGCAAGTGCTGCATCTGTTATAGCAATGGCAGGAGACGAGGTGTGTGTTTCGCCTTTGTCTGTGCTTATGATTCACAATCCTGCCATGTTCATTTCGGGTGAGGTATCCGATCTGCAAGCAGGGATTAACCTTTTAAGCGAAGTGAAGGAGAGCATTATCAATGCTTATGAGGTGAAAACGGGCCTTTCGAGGACCAAAATCTCCAACATGATGAATGCCGAAACGTGGATGAGCGCTCATAAGGCGATTGAGTTAAAGTTTGCTGACCGCATTCTGTATGAGTCGGAATCAGCGGATGAACCGGTAGATGGATTTATTTTTGACAAACTAACCGTCACAAATGCCCTAATTAACAAGCTGCCGGGGATAAGAGCAAAAATACCACAAATAACTGCTCCGAAAGCAACAAAAGAAACTCAGCAAGGTGGGCAAAAAGCAACTGAAATTCCAGTAGACCAGCTAGAAAAACGGCTGGAACTGATTAAAAATTGGGGGTAGAAAACATGAGTAGAATTCAAGAGTTAAGAGAAAAACGGGCAAATGTATGGGACCAAGCGAAGAAGTTTTTAGATGAGCGCCGACAGGAAAGTGGACTTATTTCTCCAGAAGACAATGCAACCTATGAAAAGATGGAGAAGGAAGTAGTTGACCTTGGTAAAGAAGTGGAACGATTAGAAAGACAAGAAATGATGGATCGAGAATTATCCGCTGCTGTTTCTAATCCATTATCCACTCGACCAGAAAAGACAAAAGAGGATAAAACCGGGAGAGCGACTGATGCTTACAGAGCAGCTTTCTGGGGAGCAATGCGAAACAAGGTTAATCCTTCTGTACAGAATGCCTTACAAATTGGACAGGATTCAGAGGGTGGGTATCTCGTTCCTGATGAATATGAACAGCAACTGGTTCAAGCATTAGAAGAAGCAAATGTACTGCGTGGACTATGCCATGTGATAAACACAAGTCATGGAGACCGAAAGATTCCAGTGGTAGCGAGCCATGGTAGTGCAGCATGGATGGATGAAGAAAGTGCCTTGCAGGAAAGCGATGATACTTTTACACAAGTCAGTCTTTCTGCTTATAAGCTAGGTACGATGTTGAAAGTATCGGATGAGCTGTTACACGACTCTTTCTTTAATCTTGAAAGATATGTAGCTAGTGAGTTTGCTAGAAGAGTAGGGGCTGCAGAAGAAGAAGCGTTTCTATTAGGAAATGGAAGTAGTAAACCAACAGGACTTTTGAATAGTACAGGTGGGGCAAGTCTTGGAGTAACAGCTGCAAGTCCGACTGCGATTACGATGGATGAAGTGATTGATCTTTTTCATAGCGTTAAATCCGCATACCGAAAGAACGCTACGTTTGTAGTGAACGATGGTGCCATCAAAACAATCAGAAAGCTGAAAGATGCAAACGGGCAATACTTGTGGCAGCCTTCTGTAACAGCAGGAACACCAGATACGATTTTAAATCGTCCTGTCCGTACTTCGCAATTTATGCCAACCGCTGCTGCTGGTGAAAAGACAATTCTATTTGGTGATTTCAGCTACTACTGGATTGCTGATCGCCAGGGGCGCACCTTTAAGCGATTAAATGAATTGTATGCGGCCAATGGACAAGTCGGGTTCTTAGCATGGCAGCGTTTGGATGGGAAGTTAATTCTTCCTGAAGCGGTGAAAGTACTTCAGCAAAAATAATAAATGGATATAGGCAGTCTCTTAATTGGGACTGTCTTCTTTATGAAAAGGAGGGAAACATCCATGAGCTATAACACGAAGAACTACACCGAACAAGGTGGGGAGAAAACGGTTATTGGTGGAGAAATTAATATTGCAGGAGAGGGAAAACTAACTTTTGAAGGAGAGCCACTCTCTAAAGCTCTTTATCAATCTGATAGTGAAGCTACAACTGTTACAGGTTTAGTAGCGGATTATAATAAACTACTAGGAAAATTAAGGGCTGCTGGAATTCTATTTACAGAAGCACCAGTGATCACAATCTTAATTGAACCGATGGATATTACGGTAACAGAAGGTAGCATTTCAGACAGTATTGGTCTTGAAGCTAGCGTTTCCGGTGGTGCAGAAGTAGCTTATCAGTGGTACAGCAATACGACCGCAAGTTCAACTGGAGGAACCGTGGTTGATGGTGCAATAGAAGCGGTCTTTGCACTTCCGACTACTTTAACGGTAGGTACTTATTATTATTACTGTGAACTCAGTGCTGATGAAGCAGAAAGTATTACTTCAAACGTAGTGACCGTTACGGTGCAGACGGCTTAATTAGGAGGTGGGCGGTATGAGCACACTGCTTGAGAAAGTAAAAGCTAACCTCATTTTAAACCATGAGGAAGACAATACTCTTATTGAAGGTTATATTGCTGCCGCCATTTCTTATGCCGAAAGCTTTCAGCAATTAACTGACGGTTATTACAACGAACATTCTATGTCACCAGCCACCGAGCAAGGAATCATTATGCTAGCTACTCATTTTTATGAGAGTCGCGATGGTTCCACCGGTGGCTTTTTTGGTGATAACGTGAGAGCCGCCGAACAGGTGTGGAATACAGTTCACCTCTTGTTACGCATGGGCAAAGAATGGAAGGTGTAGGGGGGCATTGGGATGAAGAAGAATCAAGGACAACATAGGAAAAAGCAAAAGCGTTGTTATAGAAAAGATCGTAAGAAAGATCGGAACCGAGGTATAAATACAAAGTTTGAAAAAGTGGTTAGTAAGACTGGTGATAAAGAATGAGCTTTGGAAAAATGAACGTCTTTGTAGATATCTTTGATCAGACTTCAGTAAAGGATGGTGAAGGATTTAGTACTCAGATGGATGACTATGTTGCAAGTATCAGAGCTGATCGTGAAGAAAGGCATGGTTCAAAGAAGTGGGCAAACATGGCTGCTTATACATCTGCAGATGCCATATTTAAGGCTCGTAAGGTACCGGGTTTAGAGCTGAAGAGCGGAATGGTACTGGTTTGTGAATCTGATAGATATGAGATTGTAAGTGTGGAAAATATAAAAGGTCTTTATATAGAAATAGCTGCTGAGAAAATGAAACCTTCCAAAGGATAGTGAGAGGTGATTTGTGTGGCGAGGGCGTCCTTCAAAATGCCAGAAGAGTTTCTCTTAAAAGTTTCCACACTGGCAAACAAAACGGATGAGATCATTCCTAAAGTTTTGCAAGAAGGTGGAGAAGTGGTGAAAGCTAGGGTCAAGTCGAACCTGGAGGCTGTGGTAGGGAAAGACCTCAAAGAAGAATCTCGTTCTACAGGAGAGCTGATTGATGCTTTAGGCATAACACCTGCTGGAGTAGATCGTAAAGGTGACTACAACGTGAAAGTTGGATTTGATGAACTAAGAAGTGATGGGCTGTCCAATGCCATGCTAGCAAACATTATTGAATACGGAAAAGCGGGTCAACCACCTAAACCATTTTTAAAACCTGCAAAGAATGCTAGTCGGAAGTCCTGCATTGAGGCGATGGAACGAAAGCTAGATGAAGAGATTAACAAGCTGTAATCAGAAAGGAGGCAGATGATGAGTGAATACAACAGTATTTTAAGAGATATAAAAGCAGTCCTGAAACCCACCGGTCTTCCTATTGAGACCGGTATTTTTACAGGGAAAGCCCCGGAAGAATATCTTGTGATTACACCCATGAATGATCTCTTTGAGTTGTATGCTGATAATCTGCCACAACATGAAATACAGGAGGCTCGAATTTCGCTTTTTACAAAACAAAATTACATGGCAAGGAAAAATGAAATTGTCAGTTCATTGATAGCTGTAGATTTTACGATTACTGATAGACGATATATCGGCTATGAAAGAGACACTAGTTTTCACCACTTTGCGATTGATGTGGCAAAGGAATATGTAACGCTTTAATTTAATAGTAAAGGAGAATGCTTAATGGCAACGATAGGACTAGATCGTTTATATTATGCCAACATCACAGAAGATGAAAATGGCATTGAAAGTTATGGAACACCAAATGTACTTGCAAAAGCAATGACAGCCGAACTAAGTGTCGAGCTGATTGAAGCGATTCTTTATGCGGATGATGGGGCATCTGAGGTTGTGAAGGAATTTAAGAGTGGTGCTTTAACACTTGGAATTGATGACATCGGTTCATTGGTGGCCCAGGATTTAACCGGCTGTAAAATTGATAGCAATAACGTTGTAGTATCAAGAAGTGAAGATGGAGGAAGGCCTGTTGCGATTGGGTTCCGTGCAAAGAAATCTAACGGAAAGTATCGATACTTTTGGCTATACCGTGTTATTTTTAGCGTTCCTACAACCAGCCTTGCTACGAAGGGGGACTCCATTACATTTAGTAGTCCAACCATAGAAGGAACGGTTTTCAGACGAAATAAATTAGATGCAGAGAGCAAGCATCCTTGGAAGGCTGAGGTAACCGAGGGTGATACAGGTGTTGCTTTAGAAACAATTACGAATTGGTTTAGCGCTGTATACGAGCCGGATTTTACACCAGTAACACCAACAATCACGATTACGACTCAGCCAGCTGATTTAACAACTGTAACGGAAGGTAGTATTTCTGGAAGTCTATCAGTTGTAGCAGATAGCAATACTAGCTATCCAGTTACGTATCAATGGTATGAAAATACAGTGGATAGTGCAACTGGTGGAACTGCTATTAATGGAGAAACGTCTGCAAGCTTTGATATTCCAACAGATCTTCTTGCAGGATCTTACTATTATTACTGTGGATTAAGTTCAACTGGTGCTAGTGATGTAACAACGACTGTAGCTACTGTAACTGTATCTTAAGCTAGGGAGGGTGATGTAAATTGGGAAATGAAAATGTAGAAGCTAAGCCATTGGAGATTGATCATGCGGCTGATGAAAGAAGTGCTGTCATTGACATAGGTGGACAGGAATACAAGCTGATTTTGACTACAAAGGCTACAAAGGAAATTGCTAAGCGTTATGGTGGCCTTGAGAACCTTGGGAATAAGCTGATGAATACAAAGGATTTTGAACTGGCTTTAGATGAAGTAGTCTGGCTTATTACTTTGCTAGCGAATCAATCGATTCTGATTCATAACTTAAGGAATCGGGATGAAAAGAAAGAACTGCTGACGGAAGAAGAAATCGAGTTATTGACTACTCCTTTTGAATTGGCAGAATACAAAAACGCCATCATGGCCAGCATGATGAAAGGTACCAAAAGGCATATCGAGAGTGAACCATCAAAAAACGTGGAAGTCGGGTAAGCGATGAAGAATTGTTTATCCGACTTATTTATTATGGAACGGCATTATTAAATCATAGAGAAGAAGAAGTATGGCTTATGCCATTGGGGTATTTGCTGGACCTTTGGGAGTGCCATAAGCAATTTAATGGAATTGCTAAGCCGATGAGGGAAGTATCGATTGATGATGTGATTCCGGTGGGTTTATAGAAAACAGAAAAAAATTATTGAATGCACTTTATATGCTTGAAATTAGCTCTAAACCCTTGATATATAAAGCTATATCACCTATTTCACTCATAGTCACAACACTAAACACAATACAAAGTCATAGTCTTGACTTACAAAAAAGTGTCTGTGATATAATCCGAAAAAAAGGAAGGATGATCTTTATGATGGTTATTCCAAAGCTAAAGGATTTTATGAGTGAGATTGAGAGGCTGAAAGTCGATGCTAGGGATTCTGGTGAGAGTAGCATAGATATATGTAGCGGGACATTGCATAAAATGTTGGGTGATCATAAGGGTAAGAATGCAAGAATGGCAAGCTGTTGTAGGGCGCTTTATCAAAGTATGAAATCTGGGGATGAAGTTATCCAGTTACCTAGTCCTAAGGCTGGCAACACAGAAACGAAAGGGTATGGATCAAGATTAATAATCAGGTACTTCCTATAAAGGTTGATTAGACACTCTAAGAGAAAAGGGTGTCTTTTTTCATGTTTAAAAAGAGAGGAGGTGGAACCGTGTCAAATAACTTCGGACTAAAAATTGGCGTTGAAGGTGAGAAGGAATTTAAGAATTCCTTAAGGGAGATCAATCGGAACTTCAAGGTGTTAGGCAGTGAGATGAATCTAGTAACTTCGCAATTTGATAAGCAGGATAAGTCAATGGAGGCCCTGACGGCTAGAAGTGAAGTGTTGAATAAAGAGGTTGATGCTCAAAAAGATAAGATTGGAACGTTAGAAGCTGCCCTTAAAAATGCATCCGATTCCTTTGGAGAGACAGATAGGCGAACTCAGAACTGGCAAATTCAGCTTAACAACGCGAAATCTGAGTTGGTTAAGATGGAGCGGGAGCTGGATAAAACTAATCAATCGATTGATGAATTAGGTGACAGCGCAAATGATGCAGAAGGTGAAATAGGCGAGTTAGCTGATGAAGTAGAGAAGGCAGCAGACCAATCAGAAAATGCTTCTGGTCGCTTTGAAAAATTGGGTGGAGTGTTAAAAGGAGTAGGTGTGGCCATTGGAGCAGCAGTTGCTTCAATAGGAACAGCAGCAGTGGCTACCGGAGCAAGCCTGATCAAACTTGGTGATGAATACAACATGGCAGTCAACCAGATTTCAGCATCGACTGGCGCAACAGGTGCCGAACTAGAAGAATTAGGCGAGATTGCCCAAAACGTGTACAAGCACAATTTTGGAGATAATCTGGAGGATGTTGCAGGGGGAATTTCAGAAGTACAAAAGATAACCGGACTCATGGGTGAAGAGCTAGAAAAAGCCACCGAGTCCGGTTTTGCTTTGAGAGATACTTTTGGTTTTGAAATGCAAGAATCAGCCAGGGCAGCAAGTGCTCTGATAAAAAACTTTGGTATCTCTTCAGATGAAGCCTATAACATTATCGCAACCGGTGCTCAAAATGGTGCTGATAAAAATGGAGATTTGCTAGATACGCTTAATGAATACTCTGTGCAATATTCTTCGCTTGGATTAAGTGCAGATGAATTTATCGCTAGCTTAGTAAATGGTGCGGAAAGTGGTGCCTTTAGTATTGATAAGGTCGGGGATGCTGTTAAGGAGTTTAATATTCGGGCAAAAGACGGAAGCAAAACGAGTATGGAGGCTTTCACATCCTTGGGTCTTAATGCTGAAGATATGACTAGCAAATTTGCTCAAGGTGGCGAGATCGCAAATGATGCCTTTTACAGTGTAGTTGAAAGGCTACAGGAAATCGAGGATCCTCTTCTAAAAAACACGATTGGTGTTCAGCTTTTTGGAACTCAGTTTGAAGATTTGGAGGCGAGTGTTCTACCTGTTCTTGCCAACATGAAGGATAGTACCCTGGCGAGCGGCGATGCTTTAGCCCAAATCACTGAAGTGAAATACGATAACTTAACCGATGGAATTGAAGGTGTGAAACGTTCCTTGCAAGGTGTTTTTTTACCAGCAGTGGGTGAAGTCTCTTCAGGAATAACGGATCTATTTTCAAACCTTTCAAATGGTATAAATGCTGCTGATGGGGACTTCGATAAAATATCTGAGGTCATTGGGGAGACAGTTGCAGGTATAACAGAAATAATCGCTGAGCAATTGCCCCAATTAGTAACATTAGGACTTCAAATCGTCATGTCCATTGCTGGTGCTATTATTGAAAACCTTCCAACGATTATTGACTCAGCCATGCAAATTGTGACGACACTACTCCAGGGGTTGATTGAGGCATTACCTCAAATTACAGAAGGAGCACTTTACCTTGTTTTAACTTTGGTAGATGGCATAATTGCCAATCTCCCAGCATTGATTGAAGCGGCTTTAACAATGATCGTGACCCTTGCGACCGGTATTGGTGAAGCTTTGCCAAACCTCATTCCATCGATTGTACAGGCGGTCATTTTGATCGTACAAACATTGATAGATAATCTTGGAATGGTACTGGATGCAGCTTTTAAAATAATTGAGGGTTTAGCGGTAGGCTTGCTAAATGCACTACCTAGATTAATAGAAGCCCTACCAACGATTATTTCAACAATCATTAACTTCATTACAGGAAACCTACCAAAGATTATTGAGATGGGGATTAAGTTAGTGATCCAATTAGCTGCTGGACTTATTCAAGCGATACCTCAGCTAGTAGCGCAATTGCCACAGATTGTTTCTGCACTCCTTATTGGTCTTGGAAAAGCAGTTTATTCAATTGGAGATATTGGTCGCAATATTGTTCGAGGTCTTTGGAACGGGATCGCCTCTATGATTGGCTGGATAAAAGATAAGGTTAGTAATTTTGTCGGTGGAATTGTTAGTAATGTAAAAGGTGTTCTTGGTATTCGGTCTCCTTCTAGAGTGTTTGCGGGTATCGGAGAAAACATGGGTGAAGGAATTGGTGTTGGTTTTTCAGACGCAATGAGCAATGTAGAGAAGGATATGGAAGGTGCTATCCCAACTGACTTTGATCTAAATATGGATAGCGTAGTCAGTGGTGTTGAAGGTGGAAGCAGTGGTTCATTGGTTGATGTAACTATTCCACTAACAATTGATGGGAATGTGTTAACTAGAGTCATAGCTCAGCTTCAATGGAACCAAAATACAGTGACAGTAAGGAACTTAGGGGTAGCTGGTTCATAAAAGGAGGGCAGATTGGTGATAGAAATTTATGCAGGAAATACATTGATTCAAACCATCCGTAAAGTCATGTCAGCAAACATAAGAGAACAATTAGAGGGAGAGTTCACTCTATCATTCTCGGTTCTAGCCAAGTCTGCCCTCGCTTTGAAAACGAGACAGCTGGCAAAGCTAAACGATCAGTACTTTGGGATCGTCCAAATTACAAAGTCTCTCCAAGGGAGCCTTCCAACTTGTTCTGTCATTTGCGAGCATGTTTCATACATTTTGAACGACGATATCTATAAAATAAATGAATTTGATTTTACAGGAGATCCGACTGCTGGATTAAATCAGCTTCTTTCAGGGACTCCTTTTTTAGCAGGGATAGTAGAGTTTACGGAAAGCTGCACGATGAAAATCAATCAAGAAGTGACAAGACGATCAGCCTTGATGCAGTATATTGCCATCTTGGGAGGGGAAATTGAATACGACGGTTACCAAATCAACATCAGACAGCATCGTGGTAGTAGCGAGTACAAGGCTGTGATGGATACGAAAAACGTAACGGATGTATCAGTTTCTCATGACTCGAGGGAAAATGCGTCTTCTTATAACATTTCCTTTTTTAAGCTCTTGAATCTTTCGGTGGGAGATAATGTGCACATTGTATTTAACCCACTTGGTATTAATGTGAAAACGAGGATTATTTCATTAGAGTACAACCCGTTTTATCGTTACAACATTCGAGTTGAAGTTGGTCGATATAGACCTAGTATTTCTGATACATTTTATCGAATTGAAAGCTCCATGAACAATGTAGAAAACTCTTTGACTCAAGTTGGTAGTTCGGTAGATGGCCTTCAGACTCAGGTTAATGATTTAGGAGTATCCTATACAATCGTGAAAAGCCTTTCGATTGATGCTGGATTTATTAATGTCACCTATGAAGTAGAGAAGGGCGACACTCATCAATACCATGCTCAATATAGTTACACCACCGACACTGGTGGGAGGATTACCAGTATTACTTTAGAAGATATTTTTTCAGAGTTGTTGCTAAAAGAAGTATCTACTTTGCTGGTAGATGCAGCTAGGTTTGAAGTTACGTATGTAGATGGAGTAACGGCTAGTTACAATTATACGACTGATAGCAGTGGCAGGATTACCGCAATTGATAAGGTGGTGGAATAAGGATGAGTTACGATCGTAATTTTAACAATACGCTAGCCATCTGGACTGCCTTTGGTGGCAGGGGTGGCATCGTTCTTCCTATCCCCACCTTGAATTGGACCAAGAAAACGTATAGTAGTTTTGGCTATACCCAATATAACAGTGAAAAACAGATTAATGTCTATGATAATGGCAACGCACAAATTGCTGTATATCATGCAAAAACCCCATACATGTCCTATTACAATAAAACGACTGGTCAATGGACGGTGGTAGATGTTCCTTGGTGGGGGTACGGAGAACCAGAAATTCTCTATTCTGGTGAGGGCGTGTTTATAGCCAAGATCACTGGCTTTGCCAATATCATTGCCTCTTTTGATGGTATCACATGGCATAACGGTGGATACTGTGAAAATGCACAAAATGCCATGACAACCGGTGCATATGATATGGCTAGAGGATCTGGAGTTGTTAGCTGGTGGTATTACAAGTCTCCTCTATATTATAGTTTTGATTCTCTAACAGAAAGAACAGCTTGGACTTTAGTTGGATCTGATGGTTCATCGGTTCCTTTCTTAAAATATCTAACAACACACAAGGGAAACTTTGTCGGGATTGTAGGTGGAGACAAATCGATTGCAGTTGCTAGTTCAGCAACTCCCGGTTCATGGACAACTACCATTCCTGAAGATTTAAATGAAACGTCCTATATGTTCATTCGATCTGTTAACGATAAGCTTTTTGTGATGAAGTACCGTTATGTGAATGGGATCTATGACGTAAAGCTGTGTGTGATGAATGACAGTGCTACCGAGATTACTGAAACGAATCTCTCTCATGTTGGTGACTTAGCCAATAATAACATAGCTAATCCGCAGAATATCATCTGGATGGCTGATTGGGGAAAGTTTGCAATCTTTAAAGAGAGCATGCTTTATGTATCCGTTGATGGCCTTACATGGGAGGGGGTTGAACAGCCGGGGTTTACGACTTCCACATATGATACTTTTGGTGGGGCGATTTATATTCCTGGGGATGGGTTTTATGTTAAGGCTAGCGGTTATTTGTATTATGCACAGTATTAGGAGGATTAAGAAAGAACACTTTTATATAATATGCGCCCTTTCTTATATTTTAAGTATCTGCACGTCTTGATTTAAATAGTAAGAGTTGTGTAATAACCGCAAGAATTGGAAGCTCTAACAATGGACCAATTACTAATGTTAAGGCGATTAACGGTTGATCCGGAAAGGCAGTCATTGCAATGGCTAAAGCGATTGGTGAATTTCTAGCTAGTGTAGTTAAGCTTAAACTTGCTCTATCAGTAGTAGAAAACTTCATTACCTGTCCTACCTTTTGGCCAACAATGAAATTTATAATGAAGAACAAAAGAATGGGGATTGTTATTTTCAACATTAAGTCTAGGTTCTCAAGTAATAATTGACCTTGAGAAGCAAACATAGCAACAATCGCTAGACTGAGAAAAATAATAGGTAATACGCTTAAACGAGATAGAAGATTATCTCTGAACTGTTCTTTATTCTTCAAGAAAAACTTTGTAATAAAAGTTAAAACTAATGGTATAAACAGAACAAGCAGCACACTTTCCAATAGAAAGGAAAGCTCAATGACTCCTGTTGTTCCACCAAAAATAAGGAGATAAACAGGTAACAAAATAACCTGCAAGATTAGGTTTAAAGGTAAAATGGCGGTTGATAACGCTACGTTACCTCTTGCTATTCCAGTAAAGATTAAATACCAGTCCGTACAAGGTGTAACCATTAGCATAATGAATCCGATATATAAAGCTGGTGTGTTCCCTAAAAACACGAAGGCTAGAAGCCAAGCTAAAATAGGGGTCCATACAAAATTAATTAATACAGATGTTGATGTAAATTTCCCGTTTTTGATAGCCTTTTTTATATCTTCGAAAGGTATTTGTAAGAAAGTAATGTAAAGCATGGCTACTAACAGCGGCACAATGAAGCTGTCTGCATTAGTGCTAATTGATTCAACTTGGCCGATAAGTATCCCGATGATAACCGCTGTAAAAATAATAAATGTGTAGAGTTTTTCAATCAAATTCAATCCAATTCACACCTAACCATATAAAGTCGATTTCATTTTATCACAAATATGACTTTATAAAGGAATGGGTGTCTCAAATAAATGATTAGTATAAACAGACTTGGATGACTTACATGTATCCAAGTTTTTTAATGGGAGGGAAAAGAGTGTGAAAGAATTATGGATGTATTTACAAGTGATAGTAGTAACAGCAGGTGGATGGTTAGGGTGGGCGCTTGGTGGTTTTGATGGCTTGTTATATGCACTTATAGCTTTTGTAGTCATTGACTATATCACAGGCATTATGAGCGCAATTATAGAGAAACACCTTTCTAGCGAAATTGGTGCAAAAGGAATCTTTAAGAAAGTGCTGATTTTCTTCCTAGTAGGAGTGGCTCATATCATAGATAGCCAGATTATTGGTGACGGTAGTGCAATACGCACAGCGGTCATCTTTTTTTATCTTTCAAATGAGGGGATTAGCATTATTGAAAATGCATCAAGAATTGGATTGCCTGTTCCAGAGAAGCTCAAAGATATATTGGCCCAGCTGAAAGGGAAAAAGGGAGATGGTAAGAATGAAACTAAATACTAGATTCATGACAAAAAACGATTGTTATAAAGCGGGAAGAAAGATTTCACCCCAAGGCATTATGATTCATTCCACAGCAACCCCCGGTGTAATGGCTGCAGATTGGTACAGTCGCTGGAATAAATCCTATCAAGCAGGCGAAACAAGCAGACAGGTTTGTGTTCATGCTTTTGTCGATGATAAAGAAGTGTGGCAGTACCTTCCGTGGAACCATCGTGGCTGGCATTCTGGCGGACGAGCCAACAACACGCATATTGGAATTGAGATTTGTGAACCGGGTGGATTTTCTTATGGTAAAGGATCTGCGATGGTTGGTTATGATACCAAAAAGAATGAGAGCTATTTTAGACAGGCTTGGCAAAATGGGGTTGAGCTTTGTGTCTCTCTTTGCAAAACCTACGGTCTGACTGAACGGGACATCATCTGTCACTCTGAAGGCCATAAAAAAGGAATCGCAAGTAACCATGCTGATGTGATGCATTGGTTCCCTAAGCATGGTGAGAATATGGATACATTTCGAGCAGCTGTTAGGTCAGCATTAAATGAAACAAATCCATCTTCCACTTTGCCAGAGGGCATTAATGTTGGTGACGTAGTGGTAATAAAAGAATCGGCAGACAAGTATTATCCAGGTGGAGCCAATATTCCTAACTGGGTAAAACAAGATACTTATCATAAAGTGAGTCAGATTGTTTCAAATGGTAAGCCAGTTATTAAAGGTGGCAAACCTTGTGTTCTATTAGGGAAGAAAGTAGATAAGAAGAGCGGAAAAGAATCAGCGGGTATCATGAGTTGGATTAACGTTGGGGCTTTAACCGTTATTACTCAATCCACAAAAGCTGAAAAGCGATCAAACAAATACTATCGAGTACAAGTTGGAGCCTTTTCTGAGAAAGAGAATGCAGAAGAATTGCTGGAGAAAGTAAAGAAAGCCGGATTTGAAGGTTATATTAGGCAAGATTAAAAATGAATTAGTGAATGATTTGTTTGCACTTAATAGTCCGCTTTTAAATTTACGAGCGGACTTTTAGGTGCATTTTTAATGTCTGTAAGAGATACATAGAGGCTGTGAAACTGCTTGAGAATAACTGTTTTTATCCTCTTATTTACTTGTTATTAAGATGAAATTAAGTGATATATACAATAACCAAAAAAGCTGAAAAGCCTTGATGCAAAGCGGTTTAAGCGAAAATTTTTTTGGTGACCTTGATTGAATAAGAGAGTCAAGGTGTGACGAAAAAGGGATTAAATTTGAAAGGAGGCCTAAACATGGCAGAAGCATTGTTTGGTTCATTTGGACAAAGTGCAGAGGTTCTTTCATTAAAGGATTCACTTGCAGAACAACCTAAAAAATTAAGAGTGGCTGCATATGTACGAGTCAGCAGCCTTTCAGATGAACAGGAAGGATCATTTGATAACCAAAAAACGCACTACACTCAATTGATCCGATCGACACCAGGTTGGAAAATGGTAGACATATATGTGGACCAAGGACGAACAGGAACTTCAATGGCCAAGCGGCCGGGTTTCAACCGAATGATTAGACATGCAACTGAAAAGAAGATTGATATTATCCTTTGTAAGTCGGTGTCCAGGTTTGCGAGAAATGTACTTGATGCCATTAACACGGTTCGAGAACTGACTGAGCTTGGCGTTCGAATCATTTTTGACAAAGAAAATATTGATACAGGTGATATGGCGAGCGAATTCATCCTCACCATGTTATCTGCAACAGCACAGGAAGAGAGCCGGAGTATATCAGAGAATATAAACTGGGCTTTAGCGAAGCGGTTTGAAAGAGGTGAACCAGTCTTTGTTAGAAAGCTAGGCTATCAAAAGAATGAACAAAAAGAATGGATCATCATAGAAGAAGAAGCGAGCATTGTTCGAGAAGCATTTCAAGAGGCATTGAATGGAAAGACACCAGCTCAAATTGCCAAGCAATTCATCAAAAAGAAATATAAGAAAATTAACGGGAGAACGGACTGGTCTTCCACCACAGTTCGATTGATATTACTCAATCGGGACTACACGGGAGATGTGGTTTGCCAGAAGTTCTATACAGAAAGTCATCTTTCACATAAAAGATTGGTCAATGACGGAGAAAGAAATCAATACTTTATAGAAAACCATCATGAGCCAATTGTCAGCAGAGAAACATTTAAAGCAGTCCAACGACAACTAGAAAAACGCAGAAAACCAAATCGAGGCACAAGCGTGAACAGATACCCACTTTCCAGCAGGATTCAATGTGAGAAATGCGGAGGGAATTTTCACCGATTCATTTGCAAAGGGATTGTTCGATGGCGGTGTGAGAACAACGTAAAAAGCAAAGACCTGTGTACCATGGGAAGCATTAAAGAAGAGGTACTAAAGGAAGCGATGCAAGAAGCATTTCTTGGGCGTTACCGGATAGCAAGATTCATGTACGACATGGAGAGAATGCAAAAGGATTTGACTAGGGCTGTAGCGGCAAGAGACTTCTCATACAACAGACTTCACCTGGATTTAGAACAAATATTATTAGAAGAGAATATTGCACTCATTAACGCAAATGGGGCCGAAGCAGATAGGACAGATGAGAAACTTGAAAAACTATCACGAAAACGAATATCTATTGAGAAAGATTTAAAGATAAAGGAAAACTGGTGGGAGTTATTGGATCAGGATCACGCATTTCGAGAAGAAGCGATAGCAAAGCTCAAGGAAATAGATACAGTAAGAGCTCCAGCTAAACTAATACAGAAAGAAATTAAAGACATTTCATTCTTAAGGGCATGGGTAGTGCGTGTAAAAGCGAAATCACCAATGTCCTTTTGTATGCAATGGATAGATGATAAGGAAACGAACATCGACTTAAGAAAGGAGTAAGAACAGATGAGTGGACAAAGTTCATCAAGGGTACGGATTATTCCAGCGAAAGCAAGAACAGGAAGGACGGAAGCAAATCCAGATGGGCAGAAGAAGCGGATTGCAGTCTATGCCCGAGTATCCACGGACTCAGAAATGCAGGCAAGCAGTTATGACCTACAAGTTGCTCATTACAAAGAATATGTAAGAAAAAACCCTTCATGGATACTAGCTGATGTATATGCGGATGAAGGGATATCAGGGACCTCAACGAAAAACAGGGTGGAATTTAATCGAATGATTCAAGACTGTGAAGAAGGCCGGATCGACTATATTTTAACAAAGTCAATCAGTCGCTTCGCTCGGAACACTCTTGACTGTATATCAATTATTCGTAAATTAAAAGGAAGGAAAAATCCGATAGGGGTCTACTTCGAAAAAGAAAATATCGACACGCTGGATTCAAAGTCAGAGCTATTCTTAACCATTTTATCCTCAATGGCACAGGAAGAAAGTCGCAGCGTAAGTGAAAATACGAAATGGGGTGTACAAAAGAGGTTCCAACAAGGAATTGTTCATATGCCGACTACATTCTTCCTGGGCTATGACACAACTGAAGATGGAGAAATCTACATCAACGAAGAACAGGCAGAAGTAGTAAGGAGAATTTTTCGAGAATTCCTAGATGGTAAAGGGTGTCCAAGAATTGCAAAAGGACTTACAAGAGACGGGTTAAAGACAGGAAAGGGGAATAAAACGTGGACGTCAGATGCGGTGTATAAAATCTTGAAACAAGAGAAGTACCAAGGCCACTGTTTAGCACAGAAGACCGTTACGATCGACTATTTAACCCATAAACGCGTCCGCAACAGAGATATTCAGCCACAATATTTTGTAAAGAACACCCATCCAGCAATTATCAGCGAAGACACCTTTGAAGCCGCTCAACAAGAAATAAAACGGCGAAGCTTGATGATGAGGGACCCAGATAACAAATATCGGCAGCACTTTAGTGGACACAGCCCATTTTCCAATCAGTACTTTTGCGGAGAATGTGGACGGCCGGTCATACGAAGACGGCTTACTTCAAGCAGGAAGGGTGAGAAGTATTACATTTCTGCTTGGCAATGCCGAGTGACCGCAGGACGAGATCCAGACTATAAGGAATGTAAAACAAGCTATATCCAGGAAACAGACCTTGAGAATGCCTTTATGAAAGTGGTACGAGAGATGAAAGGAAACCTAGATACGGTAATAGAAGAAGCAAGACAAGCTATCGAAAAAGCATCCCTCTCGCCACCAGAACAACAAAGGCTGGAGGAATTGAATACACAAATAGAAGCCATAACCGATCGCATCAGTGACCTAGCTGCAAAAGAATCGGCCACAAGGGATGCCATTTACGATGCAACATTAAGACATCTCATCTATGAACAGGAGATTCTCCAACAGGAGCGGGATAGCCTGGAGGAAAACATGCAGGAGCAACTCTATCTGGAAAAGCAACTGCAGTCCCTCATAGACTTACTAGAAGAGACTGAAGAACTAGAGGACTTTGATGTGACGCTTTTCAAAAGCACAATTGAGCGAGGTATCATCTACAAAGAACGGATGGTTGAATTTCAATTTAAGTGTGCGGTGAAACGGATCCTCTGTGCAAAAGAACGAAAGACACCAAAGAAGAAATAAGCTAAATCTAATCGAATAAATAGAAACCTCTTTCCACCCGGAAAAAGAACTTGAAAGTTCTCCGGATGTGAGTGATAGATGGACACGAACCACTATGACTACTGGAAAGGGGTTTTTTATGTTGAATGAATTTCAAAAAGGGATGTGGGTTCGGACCTTATGGGATCCGGTCAAGGAAAGAGAGGAAAGTCCACTCCTTGGAGAAAAGCAGGTAAAAGTCGCAGCTTATTGTCGAGTGAGTACTACATTTGAAGAACAATTACGTTCCATTGAAAATCAGGTGAGCCACTATACGCATCTGATTCGAGAAAAGCCCAATTGGAAGTTCGTCGGAGTGTATGTCGATAACGGGACAAGTGGAGCTAGTGCGAAAGGACAGCGGGGATTACAGCGGCTGCTTCGCCATTGTGAAGAAGCAAGAGTGGACTTCATTTTAACCAAGAATGTCTCACGCCTTTCAAGAAATGCAGAAGAACTGCTTTCGATTGTTGAAAAGCTGAACAAGTTAAAGGTTGGAATTTATTTTGAGAAAGAGCATATTGATACATCCGTTCAATACAATAAATTTCTTCTAAGTACGTATGCGGCACTTGCTCAAGAAGAGATCGAGACCATTTCAACATCAACCAGGTGGGGGTTTGAAAAGAATTTCAAGAAAGGCATCCCCCGATACAATAAAATGCTTGGTTATGATTTGGTTGAAAAAGACGGACAAAATACTCTTCAAGTTAATGAAGAGGGATCAGCGATTGTTCGCCTTATTTATGACTTGTTTTTGCAAGGAATGACCATGGCTGAAATAGCAAGAGAGCTGATGCGTCAAGGAATAAAAACATCGGTTGGGAAAGACCTGTGGAGAGGCTCGACCGTAAAACATATTTTAACGAATGTCACCTATACCGGAAACAAATTGACAAGGGTTAGAACCAAGGATCTTTTCACAAATAGAACCACCAAACATATGCGAGATGAAATTGCGATTGAAAACTGCCACCCTCCTATCATTAGTATGGAGGTATTTGAACAGTCACAGAAGCGGTTAGAGGAGATTAAGCCCAATAAGAAGCAAACAAAACCAAAAAGGCAAAAACATTGTCTTTCAGGGAGAATGAACTGTCACCAGTGCGGCCATCGCTTAAGCAACTATCCAACAAGAGGAGTGAACTATTGGAAGTGTGACACGAGTTATATTGGAGTCTGTGATTTTACATCAATTAGGGAAGACCGCTTGAGAGGGATGTTGCTGGAGGGAATTAAACAGAAGTTTGATATGACTAATCCTTCTGTTCTTGATGAGGCCAAGAAAGTGCTGAAAGAAATTAATCAAAAGGATCACTTTGAGTTTCATCGATTAAGGTGGATGGCTGAACTGGATTTAGCAAAAGAAGGTAAGGGCGATTTAGACAAAGTAGAGCAAGAATATAAAGCGTTTGAACAACACATCGCCAGGATTGAAGATGACCGTCCGTATCGCAATAAAACATTGAGTTGGCTGGATACGGTGAAAGATGTAGGTGAGTTTCTAGAAGAAATCACGATAGAAAAGCTCAGGGCGTGGATGATGCGAGTTGTGATTTATTCGCCGAATGATTATAGCATCGAGTGGATTGATGGAACAGAAACCATCGTAGGAGATATTCCAGAGAATCCGAAGCTGGATACAATTCCTCAAAATCAAACCATGAAAAAGTCTAAAAAGCAAAAAGAGCATGAGCCACAGTATCAGATTATTGATGAAAATGGCAACTTAAAAGAAAGGAGTGAAGAGGGCATGCAAGGCCTTATGGAACGAGAAGTCATAAGAATTGAGCCAGGAACAGGGAAAGGCATTTTGAAGACAATAGAAAAAACTTGAAGGACCATCCTTCCTATCCTGCAAGCCAGCCAGCTACAAAACCACTTAGAACTGCAGCTTATTGTAGGGTATCTACAGATAATGAAGAGCAGTTAACCAGTTACAAGACTCAGGTTGCATACTATACGTATTTAATCTTAAAAGACCCAAGATACGAATTCGCTGGAATATTTGCGGATGAAGGGATCACTGGAAGGTCACTAAAAAACAGAACAGATTTCAAGAAAATGATTGATGAGTGTAAAGCGGGAAATATTGATTTAATCCTTTGTAAGAGTATTTCAAGGTTTAGCAGGAATACCTTAGAAACGTTGAAAACGATACGTTTGTTAAAGTCTCTACCCAGACCGGTGCACATTTATTTTGAGAAAGAGAACATCCATACAGAAGATGCCGACAGCGAGTTGATGATTACAATCTTCGGAAGTATTGCTCAAGAAGAAAGCATCAATATCGGAAACTCGATCGCATGGGGAAAAAGAAGTCAGGCCAAACGCGGCATCATTAAAGTAGGAACTGCAAATTATGGATATCGTATCGGAGAGAAACATCGATGGCTTATAGATGAAGAAGAGGCAAAAGTTGTACGTCGCATTTATGCTAATATACAAGCCGGCAAAAATTATACGCAAATCATAACAGCGTTAACTCAGGACCGGATTCCTACCCCACAAGGAAGAGAGATTTGGAGCTTAAGTACTGTGAAGGAAATCCTAACAAATGTGGTCTATAAAGGCGACTACCTCTATCAAAAATACTTTATGCTAGATACCTTAGAAGAGAAGGTAGCTACTAATCAAGGCGAGTTACCTCAGTACTATATTGAAGGCCATCATGAAGCGATTATTGATCCGGAAGAATGGGAGGCTGTGCAAGCAATCATCGAGGAGCGCTCGACGGCCTTTAAGACTCGTAACCACAAGAAATACTCGAAAAACAACGATAAAAATGAGGCATTTATAGATAAATTTCAATGTGGAGAATGTGGTAATGGTTTTACTCATCAACGCACTGTAGAACGACGTGGTGATGATGAAGGATACGAAGTTCATCGATGGGTATGTAGGCTAGCTCAGAAATATTATGCTGTAGATGGCTGTTCCTCACATCGTTTTCAACAAACCTATTTCGAACAGCACTTTATCAACATGTTAAAGGAACTTCATCAAAATGAGGAATTTCAAATAGAGGTTGAAAAGGTTATTTCTCATACAGAGTTAAGTGACCAGGAACTGAAACAAGAAGCAGAGATTCAAAAAAGAGTTGAGCAGTTGAATCAAGCGCTGTATGAAACAGTGGATGAAGAGCTTCATCAAGACGGGCAGGATTCTAAAAGAGTGGATGATTTAAGTGGAGAGTTAGTGAACCTGCATAAGCAGCTGAAAGCATTCTCCGATCGTAAGAAGCTGGCGGAGCAATACAAACATGAAGTTAAAGAGCTAATGAAGCAAGTAAACAAGATGCATGAAGAACAACAGTATGTTTTTCCTGCAGAGCTTTACTCACAGTTTGTCGAGCAAGCAACGGTCTATAAGGACGGAAAGGTAGTTTACCATTTCAGTATGGGAATAGATTGGTCCACGGATGAAAGATATGAAAGCTACCGACATCAGCTTTTAGAGGAAAAGAAAGCGAGACGCCAATCCAAGCGAAAGGAAAAGCGAGCAGAATTTTTGAAAGGGCCAGAGGTAACAGCCTTACTGGAGTATTGTGAAGAACCGCGGCTGTGGGGAGAAATCTTAGAGTTTATGAATACGGTGATGACGATATCAGCATCCTATTTCCGAAAAATCATAGTACTACCATTAATTGAAGAGGGGAAGCTGCAGAAGAAATTGTTGCCGGAACGTCAAAGAAAGCATAAATATTATATGGTGAAGAAGTAATGAAACCCACTGAGTAGGCTAATGCAGCCACTTGGTGGGTTCCTTTTTTATTAGGCTAACTTCTTAATATTTAAATGTAATTATTACAATTCAATACCATAGTGCTTAGGGGAGTTACAAGCACAATCTTGAACATTACAGAAATTAAATTCTTTTAACTGAGGACCAATAAGACCTGCAATGTCACGTACTTCAGCTGTCCTTTGTTGGAATTCTGATAGTTCGTTCGGGTATCTATTTATGACTAAATCAGTAAAGTCAGAATCATCAACATCATCTAGGTGATCAAAAAAGTCACAAGTACCATCATAAGATGAATTCCATGTTCCAATATAAAAGATTTTTGCATCAGGGTGTTTTTTCTTTAATACAATTGCAGCATGGAATGCTGTATTATCTTTTGGTGGCATAGCCATGATGAGAACATCAATTTTAGTCTTATTTCTTATCGTTTCTTCTGCGAATTCTTCTGTAACATCCTCGGCAAATTTTACCCATTCATCATCTAGCTCTACAGTATATCCACCTTTTTGCCAGCAATGGCTGTCGGTTACATTCTCATCATCAAGGTTTAGAAGTGTTTTTCCTAATAAGCCTGAACCCGCACAGACTTCCAC